ACGCCTGAAGCGCCCCAACCTTCAAAGGCTACCTTTGCATCAGCCACCTACTCACCATCAAGCGATGCGCAGGATCGCGTTGGATGCGTCTGCGGCGGGGAACTGGATGGTGAAGTTGCCAGCGGTAGATGTCTTGTCGCCACCGAAGTCCAGCACAGCAACCGCAGGGTTGGTCGTGCCGTTGGCCAGATAGATCAACGCGCCACGCGCAGTGATCGTGGCGGTGCTCCATGTGACATCCGAGAAGTCGATGAACGCCGTGGTGCCGCTGGAAGTGGGCACCTGACTGATCGTCAGAGCCTGTCCACCTGCGCTGTACCCGGTTCCGGTCACTTCGTTGGACGTGGTGTACGCGGTCGTGGCGGCGCTCAGAGTGGCCGACGACGTGTACAACGCGATCTTGAAGGTTTGAGTCGTGCCAGTGCCAAAGTCGAAGTCCCCATCGAGGATACCGACCTTGAACGAAGTGCACATTGCTTGCGTGATTGCCATGAGAATTCTCCTTAACTGACAGGGATACGGACTTGCCCAGAGCGATACGCATCCTGACGCAGTTTGCCGTCGCCCAGATTTTTCAACAGACCAATGGCCTGCACATACAGCCGCTCGTAGAGGGCCACCATGTCCTGCTCACCCTTCATGAAGCGAATGGCTTCAACCAGTGCACCATTGAGGAGAGCAGAATCAAACTCGTTGCCAAGCCACGTGGTTCCCGCCGTGACGATGGACTCAGGGTAGTAGCCGTAATGCAATTCGGCGCTGTAGGCCAGATCAGGAGTGGGGCCAAGGATGAACGCGGAGTCGTCGAAGTTGGCGTAGTGCTTTGGGCGACCACGTGATGCCAAGTTGTTCTTTGGGTACGCCTCACGGATGAAGTTCACGTCCTTGTTCAGAAGGTAGTGATATTCACCACTTGCGTCAATCACCGCCAGCGAGTAGCAGTACAAGAAGTCAGACGGAATCTGAAGGTACGCGTTGCCAATCGACATCGAGCCCGTCACGTTCTTGCGCAACGCAGGAATCTGCACCGTGTTGTAAATCTTCTGCTCGGCCTGTTGCGTGAACATGGCGAGTTCCGTCGATGAGAACTCGTTCTCACAGATGTCTTGGATGTTGACGCACAACTCGGTGTAGTTCATGGCTACCTCTTAGGCCATCGGGCCTCGACTCGTCACGCCTTTGGTGGCCGCGCCAGCGCCGCGCATCTTGATGCCGCTGGTCTTGATCTCGGGGTACGGATCAGCCCGCTTGTTCCCGGCGACCGTGCGGGTGTTCTTCAGGTCTTCCTTGACCGATTCAACACCGGCCTCGGCCATCTTGAATGGTTTGATCTTGCCAGACATACTCGACTCCTTTACGTTGTCACTACCGTTACTGTACCAACTTGTCCTTGAGCAACCAAGTTATTTGGTGTCAAGCCAGCATCATAACTACGCGAACCACCCACAGGGTTCCATCCCCATTGAATGTTTCTACTTCCTTCACCAATCGAGCCATCTGCTAACAGGCCAGACTGCACGTAGGTGTTGTCCGGGCGCGGGTTGCGCAGAGCCTGCGGATCATCCACAGGATACATGCCCAACTGCAACTGCGGTTGGTCAGGCTCCCAGCACTCCTTGCACACCAACATGTTGACCTGCTTGGTCTTGATGACCAGCGTGCGCAACTCGCGCAGGCGAAAGCGAAACCCGCATCGGTCGCAGATCGCAATGGCGATCTTGGCTGACGCGTACCGATTGCCCATCAGCCGCCTCCGATGTACGAGCGACGGGGCACAAAGCGCACCGACGCCTTCTCACGATCTTCTCCTGCGGCCAGATCAAACTGCTCCTCGTACGCGGCCTTGAGCATGGGCACACGTTCGGCCAGTTCAGGCACCTTCATGGCGATGTGATAGGCCAGCCCAGCGGTCAGCGCGGGTAGGAAGCGGAAGTTGGCGTCGGCGGTCTCAACACCCGCGCCTGCGTCCTGAATACGGCGCATGCGCCAGTACTTGAATACGTAGTAGGGGTTGTTGATCGTGCCCTGATCGGGTACCGGCCAGACGACGATCTTAGGGTTATCCCGCAGGCGGCGAACCCACACTTGGATGGGGCGGGCCTGCTGGAGTTTGTTGGGGATGGTGGCGTAGGTAGAAACACTGATACGCGTGATGGCCAGATCGGCCTGCGTGGAGACGTTGCCTTCACCTGTGCGGATCACGTGATCCAGCAGGTCAATGGTGTCCGCAGGAAGATCGTACTCTGCGATACCTTGCCCAAGGTTGACTGACCCCTCGTCAATCGTCCACATGTTGATGCCACGGTTCTGCCACTCGATGGTCATCAAGTTCATGGAGCGACGGGCAGTGCGCAGGTCGTAGCCCGTGCGCATCTCGCGGCCAGCCCGCTCCCACGCCTCCTCGGCGATCTCAGTGAATTCGAGATTGAAGTCGGTCGTGCCCGAAGTCGTCATTACCTGTACCCCGCTGTCTTCTTGGCGATGTTCTTTGGCTGGGCAACAAACTGCTTGCCCTTGGCTTTGCCAGCACGCTTGGCGCGGGTTGTGGCGGCGTACTCGGCGGGACTGAGTGCCTTGATGGCTGCGTCAGGCAAATATCGCTCCCCCGTCTTGCTCGACGGCTTACCGGACTTGGTACGCCATTTCTGGTCTGTCCAGTCCTTGAGCGATTTCTGCGGTGACTTCAATCTCGGTACCCCCCACCCTTTTCCTTGTACTGCTTGGCCAGCAACTGCGCCTTGCGGGCGCTCCATTGCCCTGCCCCAGTGCCCTGCACGGCCTGCCCCTTGATCTTCTCAAAGAGCGACTTGCGCATGCCCGGCTTGGTGTAGTTCCCGGCCTCGTTGACCTTGGACTTGACAGCCCCACCTTCCGCGTACATGGTGAACTCGTCGCCGTCCTTGCGGCGCTTGGTCACGCCGTTGTCGTTGAACTTGTCACCGTCCTTGCGGCGCATGGTTTTGCCGCCCGGCATCTTGCTGGGCATGATGGCTCCCATACCCCGACTGGCCATCATACGAAGGTACCTTTCGTCTTGCCACGCTTGGCAACGCCGTCTGCACGCTTGGAAGCGGAACCCACAGACCCGCCCGTCTTAAACCCCGTGGAGGCAGCAGGAGCGGCATTACGAGCGGCCATGCGGCTGCGAAAAATGCGACTACCTGAGCCAGTGGGCGCGGGTGCAGATGCGGGTGCAGCGGCAGGCACGGACGATTTGGCCGTATTGATTGCAGTGGTCGCTGCGTTAGTCATACCCTTGATGGCTTTCCCAAACATACCGACCTCCTCAGTACATCTTGCAGTTGGTCTTACCCTTCTTGGCAATACCGTCTGCGCGTGCGGAAACGGAACCACCCTTCTTCATGCCGGGCATCTTGGGCGGCATCTTCTGAGGGGCTTTCTTCTGCATGTCGGCCTTGGCCATGCCACGACCTTCACGCTTCATCATGGGGCTCTCAGGAGGCATGCCACGCATCGGGCGCTTGGGCGCGGGCGTAACAGAGCCACCATCGGGTTCCATGGGGGGCTGACCCATTTCGGCGGTGTAGATACCGCCCTCGGCGTATTTTTTCATCAGCACATCCCGCCTTTCTTGTACATGCCGCCACCGGCCATCTTGACCTCTTTGCCTTTGGTCTTGCCCTTCTTGGCGACGCCATCAGCGGCCTTGTGGCCAGCGGTCAAACCACCAGATGCCATCTTGACCTTGCCACCAGCCTTCAGGCCAGCGTGGGCCTTGGATGCGGGCTTTGCGGCATGCTTGGCCAGCGCGGCAGGCATACCCTTCATGTCTTTCGTTGCCATAGTGTCACCACCTTTCATGAACTTGCGGCCCTTGTCGGCCTTCGTAAACTCTTGCCCCACGGACTGCGGGACGCCTGCCTTCTTGGCGAACGACGGATTGTTGGCCACCGCCGCCATGAAATTGTGCTGCTTCTTGCTAGTTGAGGGCACTTCGATGCTCCTTGATCAACGCGTCAATCTTGTTGTCGAGGCGATCCAAGCGATCCATGACCCGTGCGAAGTCGTGATGTACGTCGGCACGTGTGATGTACTCCTTGGCCATCTCCTCGCGTGTGCGATTGAGCAAGATTTGCAGTCGCTTGACTTCCTCCCAATGCGTCCTCAGCGCCCACAAAATGAGCGCCGAGACGAAGGAGAGGACTGTGTTCCATACCATCAGTTCCATATCAACAGTTCCATGCCCTCAGTGACTTGTTGATACGTGAGTTCGGGTCTTTCTTGGTCTTCTCCGATGTCAACTTCTCCTTCATCCCAGACATACGGGCGCAGAAGGACGCACGGCGTCCTTTGGCTTCTTTCGTCTTGGGGTTTGGAGCGGGCGGCTTCAGATTCATGCCCTGCTTCTTCGCAGAGGCGCGACCTTTGGCGTTGAGACCCCCCTTGGGGTCTTTGCCTTCCGACCGTTGCCATGCTGGAGACTTAGCCATAGAAGACCGTGATCGAACTCACGTTCGTCACGTCCACATACACATCGGTCTCGAACAACACTCCCTCTGCTGGGATGGCGACGTTGAAAATCTCCGCCAGAGAGGGGGTGTTGATCTCGATTTTGGTCGTGCCACCGGAGCCGCCATCTTTCAGCACAACCGACCCTGCACTTGCGGAGCAGGTGATGGTCATCGCTTTGATGCGAGCCCGGGCACTTACGAGAGTGCCGTCAGAGGTGCGCGTGGCACTTCTGACATCGGTTTGAACTGTCATGGCGACCTCCGATTAGGCGTCAGCGAACGGAGTGGCCACAGAACCCGAGCCCAGCAGGATGCCGGTCACGAAGTACTTGTTGGCGTCAACGGCGGTGATCTCAATCCACGAGCCAGCGATGCCGCCAGTGGTGGTGCCGTTGAGGTTGATCACATCGTTCGATGCGCTCGGAGCGTAGCCAGAGACTGCGCCACTGGAGTCGGTGTCCACCATCATGATGGAGCCCACGAACTTGTCAGTGCCGTCGGTCTTGATAGCCACGGCGGTTGCCGAGGTCTCGATGAACACACGGTAGGTTGCACCGAGGTTGTTCAGAGTGTTGGGGTCAGCGCCCGGGCCAGAGGTCACCGGGTCAGCGGTAGCCACGATGGCGGGCAGAGTGATGATCAGCGTTGCGTCGTTGGTGCGCAGGGTGCGACCAGCGTAGTTGGCAACGTCCAGAGTCAGCGTGTTGGTGCCGTTGGCGACCTCAACGATGGTGTTGGGGCCTTGGGTGTAGAAGCCACCCAGCGAACGAACCGGGCCTTGAAAAGTAGTGCGAGCCATGATTTCCTCACATGCGAGTTATGGTGTGTTCGTCTGCATGTCGTCAGCCGGGCCTGTCAAACACACCGGAATTTCCCGGTTTGGTTCAAATATACACGATCCGTCAAAAAAGAAAAGGGGCCGAAGCCCCTTTTCTCATCTCATCACGCGCCGGGAGAACCGAACGCGCCCAGAGGATCAGACACACCGAACGAATAACGCTCGCGGGCCTTGTAGCGGCTGTTGCCGGTGTCGAAGTCAGCGTCCATACCCGTTTGCATCGGGGTACGTACGAAGTGCTTCAGGCCGTTGGGCACATCGGTCAGCAGGAACCATGCGTTGGTATCGGTCAAGTAGTGGTTGACCGTATAGCCTTCGGGGATGGAACCCATCGACTTCAGGGCGTTGATGTCGTTGTCGGCGGTGGAGACACGCAGTTCGGTCTTCAGCAGACGCTCGGCCACGAACTGGAGGCTGGGAGGCACAACCAGTTTGCGGGGCTTGGCGGCAATCAGAAGACTGCGTTCGTCCGTCCAACCAGCGATCTGGATAACGGCGGCTTCCAGAGAAGTCTCGTTCAGATCGGCTGCAACGGTGGGGCGGTTGCTGTTGGTGCCACCAGAGACCAGCGGGTGGTCGGTAGCAAACAGGGTCTTGCCGTCACCGTAGGTGGGGCCACCAGTGAAGCCTTGGTTCAGGATCGCAGCGGCCTTCACCTGCTTGGTGTAGGCCATGGCACGAGCAAGCGCCTTGGTGTAGCGGCTGGACAGAGAGTCGTACAGGTTGTCCTCGATGGCTTCTTCAGTCAGCGAGAAACCCATAGCGATGGTCTCGTGCACGTAGCGTGCAGTCCATGCTTCTTGGGCGTTGTCGTATGCCAGCGCAGAACCTTCGTTCTTCACAGGCGCGGCGCTGAAGCCGGAGAGTTTCGTCTCCTCCTCAAACGAACGCTCGGAACTCTCTTGTTCAAAGATTTCCTTGTGTTCTTCGCCGTATTTCTTGTACTCCAGACCAAACAGCGCGTTAAGGCCGGGCAGGAGTTCTTTCAGTAGTTGGGCACGAGAAATTGCCATGATCTAACTCCTTAGACGCCGGTCGGGTTGTTGTACATGTGGCCACCGTTCCATGCGACGACGTTAGGCGTACCTTCGGTCAGCGTGATGTACGGAGCGTTGAACTTGCAGATGAATTCGCAGAACTCACCAGAAGCGTTTGCGGTGTCGGGGACACCTGCCACGATGCGGATGGGAAGTGAGACGGTAGTGGCAGCAGAAGTGCCATCCACGCCCACGGCGGAATCGCCAGTGGTGGTCGAACCAGAGTTCTGCACCAGAGCGACGTTGGTACCGATCACGGTCTGGCCGTAGAAGGCGACGGTCGTGCCCGAAGACACAGCGGCGACCTTGAACAGGACATCGGGATCGTCGGCCACGATTGCGTACGCATCGGAAGCCACGGTACTGGCGGGCCAGTACTGAGACCAAACGGGTTGTTTGGTAGAGGGGTTGGTGTAGGTGCAGCCAAGGAAGACGCCAGCAACGCCGTTGGCAGCGACGGTGGTCGTGCCAGTGTCTTTCTCAACAGTACCGTCGCTCACCAGTTTGACCACATCGCCGTAGAAGATGTTGGTGGCATAGCCACTTGCGATCTTCATGTTGCGGGTCGAACCAGCGAACACCTGACCACCGATCAAATTGACCGGCTTCAAGCCATACGGCTTGTCAATGGTGGGGTAAGCCATGTTTTGACTCCAAAAAATTAGGTTCCTCGACCGAAAGTGACCTTCGTTTTGCGCTCATTGAAAAGCGGCATGCGAGGATCATTTTCGCGCATGAGACTGTGGTCAACCGACTGAATCTGAGCATTTGCTTCCTGACGGAAGAAGTCGTTCCGGTCTTCGACCAACTCTTTGGGTGCTTTGCAGAGCAGGAGACCACCAATCAGGATGTTGTCTTTGAAGCGGTCGTTCTCGACGCCAGCCACAAAGATTTCCGGGTGATCAGATGCCTTGACGGGTTCCCAGCCCTCACGAAGTTTGAGGGAGACATTCATGGGGTCAGACTCACCGCGAGTGCTGACGCGAACCCAGTGGAATTCGTAGCCCTCCTCGGGATGAGGAGTAGGCAGCGTATCCGGGCGTACCCAGTTGCGCTTGCGGGCCGTTTTTTCACGGGTTTCCAGTTCTCGGTTCAGTCTGTTCTCAGCCATTTTGTTTCCTCATTTCCATAGCAACCTGTTTGGCGTATTCTTCCAGCGGCACACCAAGCCGTTTGGCCAATGCCACCTGCGTTTGCGTCAGCACGATCTTCTTGGGCGCAGTGCTGCGTGTTGCCGGTGCCACGACGTTCGTCTTTCGACGAGGCTTCGTTTCCTCTGGTTCGTCGTCCTCAACGTCATCGAAGGCGTCTGGGAAGACTTGTCGCATACGAGCATCAATCTTCTCGTAGTACTCGTCAGAGCGAGGGTTAATACCCTGTTTGACCAATTTCTGATGCAACCCCAGCGCGAAACTGGTCATCTCATCGTCTGGCCCAAACCATGTATTGGCTTTCTGCCACTGCACGGCCCGGTCATCGACTGCTGGGGCGGTTACTTGAGTTTGTACCTCAGTTTCATCCGGTTGTAAAGCGGGTAGTTTGAGATTGTTTACTCGGTCAGACTTCAGTTTTGCAGCAGTCAGTTCCTCTTGCGCTGCAACAACGGCATCCGACTCGCCTGCGTCGTAGGCGGCTTTGAACTTGGACTTGGCCTCCTCCAACTCGCGCTCGGCCATCTTCTTGGCCTGCTCCAGCATCGCCTGTTGGTTTTGGCCAACGGTGCCCTTGAGTTTCTTGTTCTCCTCGACCAGACGGGCAGTCATGGCTTCCAGTTCGGCCTTCTCCCGGGCGGCTTGCTCCGCTGCCCGGCGCTGGTCGTGGTAGCCCTTGCTGAAGTGCTGGAGGCGCTTCTTGACCTTCTCCGAGTAGGACTCCAACTCCTCATCGGTCAACTCATCCGGGGGTGCCGACGGCTTCTTGCCGCGATCCTTCTTGGGGGTGTCATCCACCACCTC